CCAGCCGGACGTTCTGATGAGCTTTCCCGAAGGTGTCAATATCGATGAGGATGCCAAGAATCGTATGCGGCGGGAGTACGCCAAGAATCACAGTGGACCACGTAAGGCGGGCGGTATGGCCTTTGCGACGGGCGGGGCCGAAATTAAGCCATACAGTACAAGCCCGAAGGATATGTCATACCTTAAGGGCAGGGAGTGGGGCGTTAAGGAACTGTGTGCGGTGTTCGGTGTGCCTATCAGCTTCTTTCGTGATGAGGGAGTAAGCAAGGCTAATGCGGGGGTGGCTTTAGAGAATTACATGCGCAATACAATCCTGCCTAAGTTGATTATGCAGGAGGAGACGATCAACCAGAATCTTGTGCCCGACTTCGATCCCAATCTTTTCGTCGCCTACGATAATCCAGTACCGGAGGATAAGGAATACAGACTGCTTGAAATCAAGACGCACCTCGAACACAAGTACACGAGCATTAACGAAGAGCGAGAAGTAGACGGCCTTGAACCGGCAGAGTGGGGGCAGGAACCAGTAAGCGCTGGACAACCAAATATCATAGGTGCGCCGCAGGAACCAGAGAAGCGGCTGCGAACTAAAACTAAATTTCCGCCGCTTGCCAGTCCTGCCCCTGATTTTATACCGGAGGAGTTTTTCAATGCCTTGATGGGATTCTTTGAGGAGCAGGGAAAAGAGATACTGGCTGCCGTTAAGCCGGAGGAGTTGAAAGCGGCAAAGGCAAGTGCCGACGATATAGTCGGGCCGTGGTTTGATATGGCTATATGGGATGCGCGATTAGCGGCGGTCGTCAAACCGTTTGTCCGATCAACATTTATTACTGCGGGCAGTCGTGCGATGGAGAATCTACCAGAGCAGGCACGGAAGCCGTTCAATGGCACTGCCGCTGATATGCTGACGAATAAGCGGATGGGTACAATACGCCAGATCAATCGCCATACTGAGGATGAGATCCGCCAAGTCGTGCGGGATGGTATTGCCAACGGTCAATCGCCGGAGGTAATCCAGCGGGCGATCAGGGCGAAGTTTAAGACGGGTGAGGAGGGCGACGTTGGAAGATACCGAGCGTTGAGGATTGCACGCACAGAGACTATCTGGGCGCACAACGAGGGTGCTGAGGCTGCGTATATCCAGAGCGGGGTGATTACAAAGAAAGAGTGGCTAACCGCAGGCGATGAGCGTATGTGCGAGTTTTGCGCGTCGATGAATGGCACGGTTATTACCGTCGGCACATCGTTTTATGAGAAGGGCGATAAACACATAGGCGAGAATGGGGGCGAGATGTCATTGGACTACGAGTCGATTGAGCATCCGCCTTTGCATTGCGCTTGCCGGTGCAGTCTGATTCCGGTGATCGAATGAAATCCGAATACAGTAATAAGGTAATGAGATGCCAGCCAAACAAGAAGTTGAGACGGAAGAAAAAACCGACCTTACGCCCCATTACAAAAGTACCGCCAAGATCGAAGAAGTGAACGCGGAAGAGCGTAGCGTAACGGCGATCATATCCACCGGCAGCGTTGACCGTGACGAGGAGGTGTTAGTGCCGAAGGGTGCGATACTCGATAACTACTTGAAAAATAAAGTAGTATTGTGGAGCCATGATAGTTTTAGCCCGCCTGTCGGAAAAGCCGTATGGGTCAAGAAGAGAAGAAATGACATAATAGCCAAAGCGATATTTGCCCTTACCGAACGAGCGGAGGAGATATGGCAATTATTTAAGGGTGGATTTCTAAATGCGTTTTCAGTTGGTTTTATACCGCTTGAGTATCGTGAGCCAACACCGGACGACATCAAAAAAACACCTGAATATGCGTCGGCGCGTCGGCTATATACGAAGTGGGAGTTATTGGAGTTTAGCGCTGTCGCTGTACCAGCTAATCCAGAGGCGTTAGCTCTGGCGGTAAAGCAGCACAAGATCAAGATCGACAAGCTGGGAGAGTTTGAGTTGCCGGAGCTTATCACCAAGAGCGTTTCTCTTTATCCGGTGGTGGAGTTAAAAACGCATACGATTATCAGGCCGGTGCTGGACCTCGATTCATACGAGGATCCTAACCCTGCTAAGTTGATGGATGAGAAGCTGAAACTAAAAAAAGGGATTGTGTATTAGCGGCGTTTGCGAGTCGGATAACCAGAGCCGACCGCTGAGTGGATAACCAGAGCCATGACAGACGACGGACGTTAGTGATAACTGTTATGTTATGTAGGAGCTTCAGAAATGAAGAAGACTATTAAACTCCTTCTGGACTATGGCGAGTATAAGGCGGGTAAGTTGTTCACCGCAGACGCCGAGGATGCCGATACTCTTATCGAGGACGGTATTGCCGAGGTGTACACTCCTGTCATAAGTCTTAAGGAGGCAAACGAGATCGCGGAGAAGTCATTAGCTGACTTTGAAGCACAGTGTAAGGCCAGTCTTGCGAAGGCAATGCCGCGCGTCGAGATGGTCAAAGATGAGGCTGACAAGCTGCCCTTCAAAAGTGCGGGCGACTTCTTTCAAAAAGTGTGGTTAGCAGGCACTGGAAAATCGACCGAGGCAATGCGTGCTTATGTGCAGAAGGCTCCGTCTGGAATGGCTGAGATCGTCGATAGCGATGGTGGGTTCCTCGTGCCCGACGATTACAGTACGCTGCTTATGTCGGCAATGCAGGAGCAGGCGCTTATCGCTAATCGGACAACTCAGATACCTATCAACAAGACGATTACATTTCCATTTGTGCGTGACAACGATAAGTCGACTTCATTTGCAGGCGGCGTAATCGCCTACTGGGTTGCCGAAGGCGCCTCTATCACCGGAAGCAAGGTGGAGTTGCAGATGTGCAGACTTGCATTGAAAAAGCTTGCCGCACTCTGCTACGTCACCGACGAGCTGATGGAGGATTCAGCTGTGGCAGTAGAGGCGCTGGTAATGCAGCGTGCAGGTCAGGCAATCGCCGAGATGTTCGACGACGCGATCATCAATGGCACCGGCGCTGGCACACCGCTCGGCATGGTAAATTGCCCGGCGAAGATTGCCGTAGCGAAAGAAGGCGGTCAGGCAGCAGCGACCTTCAATTATCAAAACGCCCTAAAAATGTGGGGCCGGATCAACAACAAGAGTAAGGCCGTCTGGCTGATGAATCGGGATGTCATGCAGCAGTACTACCAGTTTGCACAGGTAGTCGGTACTGGCGGCGCTCCGGTTACGGTGATCAACGCCGTACAGCGATTGCCTGAGACGCTTTTCGGCGCTCCGATAATCGAGCATCAGTCATGCCAGACACTCGGCACGGCTGGCGATGTTATTCTTTGCGATCCCACGCAGTACATCACCGCTATTAAGGCAGGTGGTGGAATCAAATCCGCATCCAGTATTCACGTCAAGTTTACTACCGACGAGACTACGCTACGGTTCATCTTCCGTGGCGATGGTCAATGTTGGTGGAATGCGGCAACGACACCCAAAAACGGCAGCAATACGGTAAGTCCTATCGTCACGCTGGCTGTTAGAAGCTAAGAAAGGAGGTCTACTATGAGTGACAGACTTTTACAGAACGTTAAATTTGTCAACTGTGTATATCCGCACGCTGATATGTACGAGACCGGCCCTATCTACTCGGACGTGATCAACATGCAGGATTATCAGCACTGTACGTTCATCATCCAAGAGGGTATCGGCACGACCGGAACGACAACCGTTACAGTCCAGAGTTGCGACAACGTAACGCCGGATACGGTGAATGCTGTCGCCTTTCGGTATAAGGCCATTACAACCGGCGATACCGAAGGCGATACGACCGCTGCGACAACGGCTGGTTTCGGCACTACCGCAGGCTCTTACGGCGTCTATATTATCGAGATCGATGCGGATAGTTTAAGCACTACCGATCAGTTTGTCAGACTCGCAATGACTGAGTTAGTCGATGCGGTCGTTATTGGCGGCGTTATGGCGATTCTCTCCGGCTCTCGTTGGGCTGGCGACGATCTGAGAACGGCAATCGTGTAAAATAGTTCCATACTTTTCTCCTCCTCCGATGCGGGTGGGTTGATAATGGCCCGCCCGCATTATGAGGACTAACCAAGAAAGGGTTACGAGAAATGACTACAAGAAGGAAGTACATAAACGGTGTTCAGAATCCGTATCAGGACGAGTTGGATTCAGGATTTCCAAGCGGTGTCTGGGCAGATTGCCCGCTTGAAGCTATACGGGCAGACCCCGC